GCATTACAATTTTTACAACTGTAATTACTTACAAATAAATATTCATCATTATCATATACATCTTCAGCATCAAAGTCATTACCCCATAGTACATCACCATTACAAATAAAACATTTCATTATGTTAACTCTTTAAAATTAGTTTCTCTATCAAAGTATTTATACTCTACTATGATAGGTTCAAATTCTTCTAAACATTCTAGTACATCTGTCTTTCTAAAGTCTTTACAAGAATAAACATCTAATTGTATTAATGCAGGTTGTTGTTCATCCCATGTATGAATACCAATGTGTGAAGTATCTATAATAGCAACACCACTTAATCCTTTGTTACCCTTCTTAGTAACTCTAGATGAATAAGGTCCTGCTAATATATTCATATCTATTTTATTAATTAAGTTTTTCATCCAAGCAACTGTATCTTCTTCAGTTTGTAAAGGTTTCTTTACCTCTGCCCTAATTAACAGGTGCTTGTGTTTCAGTTCTCTTTCCATAGTTTTTTAATTGTTCCTTATATTGATTTGTAATTTCATCTACATTAGGTTCTTTAACAACCTCAGCTAACATAACATTCTTATTAGAATATTTAAATACTCTTAAACCTTTACCACCATTAGCATCGGTGTGACATTCCCATTTATGAGGACAAAACATACAACCAGTAGCTAAAGTTTTGTTACCATTCTTTTCTGTTTTATATTCATAACATTTTTCTGGAGGAGTGTCTTGTTCTAAAGCAGTATTTAAATTTTTAATTAAAGATTTAACATTTGGTTTAGCCATATCATCTGGTTTGTAAAAACAAATATCACCAGAAGATTTATCAACAACAAGAAAGCCACCTGCTTTTGTATTACATCCTTCTTCATATGCTGCTAATTGTGCATGATAACCGAAAGGGTCATCACCTACTATCTCACCTGACTGAAACTTTTTAAAACTAAATGGTGAAGCTGATTTAACATCACATACTTCACCATCAATTATACTGTCTATATGTCCTGATACTCCTGACACTTCTACTTTTCTTTGTTGGTCTTTTATATTATGTCCTGCTAACTCTGCTAAATATAAAACTAAATGTTCAATGATATGACCATATAAAAATTTTAAATTTAATCCTGAGTCTTCATCTTTTCTATCTTTAGGACTATGCTTATCATACCATAGTTGTCTTGCAGGTTTACCAATAGAAGACATCCTAAGTTTACCTTCATACTTTTCTGCTTTTACTTGAGAAGTATTCCAAGCTAGAATAGCTTCTTTAATATTATTCAGAAAAACATTTAAGTTTTCCTCTGTCATGTTGGCAGGTTTACCAGTAGATATATCAGATATTAATTGTTTAATATCTGTTGCTATAGTACTAATGTGTTTCTGACCAGTTGTTCCCAATTTTATATTCGCCATTTAGTGGACACCTTATATTTAGTTTTTTACCTGCATCTATAATTGATTGTACTGCTAGTCTTCCAAACTCTTCGGCTCTACTTTCTTCAACCTCGTATTGAAATTCATCGTGTACATTTACAACTGGAAATGCTTTGATTTGTTTATTTATAACATATTGTTCTAGCAATGTCAACGCATACTTCATAACAATAGCACCTGCTCCTTGCAACAAAGTATTCAATGCTGCATGAGGATGTCTTATTATTATTTTTCTTTGGTCGAGTCCTCTGACCCATCTTCGTTGAGCCACTCGTTCCACTTTTTCTCGTAAGCTTCTAAGACTTGGTGTTGCTCTAAGAAATTTTTCTTTAGCTCTTTCACCATCTGCTGTCGAACCTCCAATGATACTTCCGATTTTTGCTGAACCTGCTCCATAGATAAATGCGTAGATAAAAGTCTTCGCCTTATCTCTTGATTCCAAACCAGCAGCAGCTTGATTTGCTCTGTGTATATCTCCATTAACGACTTCATATATATAATCCTTATCATTCATGTAGTGTGCTAACATCCTTAACTCAAGTCCAGACGCATCCACACCTACTAGTTTATAACCTTTGTTTACTGTCCATAATGCCCTACATTCTTTACCATAAGGAGAGTACACAGCAGGAATCTGAGCCATGTTGGGCGACTGGTGGCTCATCCTCCCTGTAATTGTACCATTGGTTATTACTTTACCATGTACTCTACCATCTTCCTTAATACCTTCAATCCAAGAATTAACTTGAGCAATTCTTTTCTGTAGCATTAAGAATCTATTTATTAATTTAGCTTCAGGAATATTATGTATCTCAGATAATACTTTCTCATCAACAATCACATGACCTTTATCTGTTTTCTTCTTAGGCTTCCACCCAAGTAACATCAATCGTTCAGCAATCTGTTGCCTTGAACCTAAATTAAATTCTTTGTATTTAACTTTAGTAAAGGGAACACCCTTCACATAACCTCTTGCTTTGTTATTAGACTTAGGTATAAACTCTTCTTCTATTTTCATTGGAGGAAAAGTTTGTCTTACCTTAGTAGTTAAGTCATTCATATCTTCTTGAAACTTAGATTGTAATTCATATGCTTCAACAACATTAATTTTAAATCCTCTTTCATGTTGCTTTTGAATTATTTGTGCAACCTTATGTTCCAATTCAATTGACATACCAAAGTCTTTTGTTTTGTTAATTAAAAATTTATAAAGTCTTTCAGTTAGTTCAACATCATTTCTACAATAGGTTAACATATCCTCTGAGAAATAATCAAACTGTTCAAAGTGTATTTTGTTTTGACCTAACTTAGTACCCCAATTTTTTAATGAGTGTCCACCTTCTATCATAGGATTTAATAATCTAGATAAAACTAAAGTGTCAGTCACTTTACAATTAGCAAATACATCGTAACCAAAAATTGTATTGACTACTGGTATATCAAATCCAATTATATTATGACCTATAACTTCTTCAGTTTGTTTTATTAGTTCAGCAAACCTATGTAATCTATCTTCTTTAAACTGATAATAAGTATCGCCATGCTTACAAACAATACACCATATCTTATCAGCAGTCATAGTGGTTTCTATATCAAATACAACTTTATTAAAAGTCATCAGACTTAACCTCAGTTAATCTTCCAGTATCTATATCATATTTTAAATCACAACAAGGACCAGTAATACCTGAGAATCTATTCTTCAATACTCTTATCCTAGTGGTGTTACGAATATCAGGGTCATCGTTCTGTGCGTCTCTCTCTAGTCCAATAACCATGTCACTTAGCTGACCTATACTAGCCGAACCTCTTAACTGTGATAGTGAAGTTGCTGCACCCTCTTCATGTCCTTTACCTTCAGGTCTTCTAAGGTGTGATACAACTATCATAGATACTCCTGTCTCTTGAACAAGTGTTCTAAGTCTAGTCATAATTTCATCTAATGCTCTTCTCTCATCACCATGTTGTTGGTCAGATACAATGATACTTATATGGTCAATCACTACATACTTACAATCTAAACCTTTAGCTAAGAACCTAACTCTTGAAACAATATTATCAATAGAGTTAGAACCAAAATGGTCAAACATAAATACTCTACCAGTACCTACTGTTGCATCAAAGTATGTTTTCATTTCTTCTTTACTTACATGAACATCTGGTAAGTGTAGTCTTTGATTAGCTTCAACACTCATCAAACCTTTTGAAGTTATGACTGGTGTTTCTTCTAACATTAACAAACCTATATTATCTTCTGTTGATTTTATAATGTGATGTACTACTTCTCTCATTACTTGTGTCTTACCTAGTCCAGACCCTGCTGTAAAGGTAACTAACTCTGAAGGTCGTAGACCATAAGTAATTTTATTCAATCCTTCAAATGGATATTGAACAAATGATTTTGTTATTGGTTTAAGTACATCATCTAATAATGTATTAGCATTTATAATTCCATCTGGTGCAAATACTTTAGCATCCCAAAATGTTTTATTATATATTTGTATTTTGTTTTTAGTTAAACAATCAGACGCATCTTTAAACCCTTCAGGTAAATGCATTATCTTACATTTTCCTGGAGAGAATAACTCTGCAACTTTCATAGCACCATCAATACCATGCTCATCATTATCAAAATTAACAATGACATTATCAAAATTATTTTCTAACCATTCTAAACTATTCTTAATATCTTTTACTGCTGAAGATATTCCATTCTTAATACTTACTACTGGTGTATGATATGTACCTTTAAGCATCATCTGATAAGCTGATAAAGCATCTAACTCACCCTCTGTAATTATACAATATTTGTTTTTAGAAAAAAGATGTTGACCAAACAAACCAGAATCTTTTGTGTTACCTTGTATGCTAAACTCTTTTAGTTTAGTGTATCTAGTTTTAGTTGCTATCTTTGCACCTTGTGTATCATGATATGGGTAGTAGTGATTAGTGATAGTACCCATGCTATCCATCTTAACTGTAACTCCAAACTTCTTACAGGTATCCTCTGAAATATTTCTATCTATAATCTCTGCATAGTTAGATTCTTTCATGAAGTCTTTTACTTCATATTCATTTTTAGTTTGTGGTATTGTTGGTTGTGCTTCCATATCGTATTCCTTTATAAATTCTTGACATGAAAAACAATAAGCTGAGTTGTCTGCGTTAACAGATACTGCGTCACTACTTGAACATAGTGGACAGGGTAAGTGGTATTTTACAAAACCTTTTTTATTTATTTCTTCCATTGTCGCCCTTAGTTAATTTTAATTGAGTCCAAAAAAAAGGAGTGGCAATTTCTCGCCACCCCCTCGGAGTAAGAAAAAATGAAAAGTAAATTTCATTTCAACAGTTGGATAGTACTAAAAATCATCCTTGATGTCAACACCACTTGATGAAGTTTCTACTGCATCAAAGTCTTCTCTAGGTGTGTACTCTACTAAGTCAATTACTTGTACTGCTTGTAAGTCTAAACCCATTCCCTTCTTACCTTTGAAGTTCCATTCGTATGGTTTATACATTACTTTTACTTTACTACCATTACCTACTATTTTATCTAATGGGTTCTTAGCACCATCAACTAATTGTGGTTGAGTATTCTTATCACCATTAGCTTTCTGTACTTTTCTTTTGAACCTTACTATATTAGGTATAGTCTTATCATCAATAGTAGTTTCACCAAGTGCTATGCCTTGGCTCTTTAATTCATCTGCTGACTTATCATCAACTGCTAAATCAATTCTCCACATAGGTTCAAACTTTTCGTTTGGTCGTGTCAGAGAAGCCCAGTAAGCTGTGCCTTCAATTATTGCCATATGTATTTTCCTTTGTTGTTATTGTTAATTATTATTTTACTTCTATCAAATTTAATCATCGTTGTCAACACTTGGTTCATCTTTTTTTTCAAGTATTTCTTCTATCTTTTTATCAATGTTTAGTTTAATAGTTTGTTTCTTGTTCAGCTTTTCCTGAAGTTCACCTATCTTAGAACCCATAGATTGAATATCAGAATTAGCCTGTTCTAATTGTATTAGAATTTGTTTAATCTTACTATCTTTTTGATTAATAGTTTCATTTAGTTCTTGTTTCTCTTTTGTTAAATCAGAGATTGTAGACTTGTATTCTTTTAATAAAGCTTTCTCAGTCATATTTATATTGAGTAACATCCTTCATTAAATAATTCTACTATTGGAATTACTACACATTTAGATGCTCTATAATCTCCTATGTTTTTAGTGTGTGTTTTTTTATATTTCTTAACTATCTTTTTTAGTCTTGATACTCTGAACACTAGCATACAATGTTCCTTACCACTAAGTTCTAATATATGAAACCACCATTTAGATTCTGTCTTATCTATACCAGATGGTTTATCTCTATACTCATACTCAATAGCAATGTTACCTGTCTTTCTCCACCAACTTCTCTCAGTCTTTATTTCTACTTTACTTCCTTTAAGTAAGTCAGCTACTCTCTTCTCTCTTATTTGTCCATACTCTAAATCTATATCAAACTTAGTATTCTTTCCTGTTGCCATTAATATTGCTCCTGTTGATGAAAGCTACAAATGTAATGCGTTAGAAACTTATGAATATTTTTATTCTTAAATAGTTTCTTAGCATTAGCCTTATGTAATTGTTTGTACTTTCGGATTATGAATGTTGGTTCTAAGTTTGCATAGTCGCATATCTCACAGAAATGTGAGTCTGTTTTTGAAAACCAAGCCTTAGCTTCTTGGATTATTTGTTTTCTTTTATTTCCCCATGCATGAATGTCTATGTCTAATGCATCCATGATGGCTCTAACAATAACACTTCGGTATAATAATACTTCGGAAGTAATTGCTCTGCCTTCACCTTGATTTAAACTGTGAGTAGTGTTACTGTTCAATATCATATTTCATTTTATCAAACACCTTTTGTAGCAAAGACTTTTTATTCTGCTTTATAATCTTCGAATGAAACTGTTTTGTTTGTAGTCTTTTCGCTATCGGATTTCTTGATTTTATTTTTAAATGTTTCTTCATCAATCTCCTCTACTGTATGTCTACTATGTTTCACTTCTTTACTAATTATATTTGAATATGGACTCCAATTTATTTTCTCTTTAACTTGTGCTAATGTAGTTCCTGAATTATAATAGTCTTCAACGCATACATCTACATTGACCCATGTTTTTTTTAAAAAGAATTTATTACTCATATTGGTTTGTCCTGTCTGTAAGTTATGTTGGATAAAAGATTTTGTCTTTGTTTTAAAGACAGTATCTCTATTATACATTATAACTTTTGCTTTAACAACCTCTCTAAAAAATAAATATTAT